CGAGCCAAAATGGCCCTCCACGTGCTTTGTCAAAGCACGAAACGGTGGTGAGGAATTAAGACCCCTCACCACGGTCTTTCAGAATTAACTGAAAGCCACCCAGCCTACCTTGTAGCCGACGACAGCGTCGCGGGGAGTAATCCCCAACTTGCCGTCACCGGTTCCATAGAGGGCTGTCGCCAATTGGACATTCGGTTTGAAGTGTTCCCAGCCTACTCGTCTGAAACGAGCGGGTCGGTAGACACGGATGTACCGGATGCCGTGGCGCCAACGGGTCTGCCATCTCTCTTGATCGTCATGTATCGTAAGGTCGCCGAGGTCTTTTGGACCTCGAAGCCTGCGGATACTACTTGGAAGAGCGTCAAGGACGCGAAACCAAGAACGACGAACAAGGTCAAGACGGCCATGAGCGACATGGACTGCATCAGCCATTCGCCTAATCCCGTTAGCCATTGCAATAATTTGCTGTGGTTCACTTGGTAACTCTTTCAGGAAGTAAGGACGGACGTCCCGACCCCTGAAGAAATCACCACCACAACTCTCCCTGAAAGGACCTTCTACAAACGATTTCCGTTTGTTTGGTGTCATCCCAAAGAATTGCAATGCAGAGATTACGATACCAGAGCAATCACTAGGGACGATTATGTCGTCCCCATACACTAGGAGGTTCTCTCCTAGGTACACGTGATGGCCACCGCTCTCCAAAGCGGCGGCACAGATACCTGCGAAAAGCAGGGTCTCTAGCTCAAAGGTAAAGCCGTTGCCCATGGACGAGAATTTCTCTAAGACCACGCGTTTCCCATCGACTTCCGTCGTAGGTGAGCGCAGACTGTCGAGAGCCTCGTGCCATTTAGTGGGGAGTAGAAGCTTGACAAGGTTTCTACTAACGGTATCACTGGCGTTACTCAGGTCGAGCGTAGACATATGACCTCTTATGGAGGCCTCACAGGCGACCTGCCTGTGGATGTCTTGCCCGTCCCGCAGGTTAATTCCTGCGCTAAGGAGTCGTTGTCTTATCTTCCGGCCTAGGCCGAGCTGATAAAAAAGATTCAACGAAGGCTCTATGGCAATGCCACGGAACTTCGAGGCATCTTTAGGGACCGTTGTGAAACGATTCCCCCGAACGAACTCTGGAGAGCGACCATCCTCCGCACAAGCTTTCGCCCATGCAGTGGAAGCCCAGGGAAACAATACCCCCAGGGAAGCCGCTGTCAAAGTGGGTCGTGATGACATCTTATCGGGAACGGTAGTCAATTTCCCTTTATCGCCATAAGTAGCACCAGGTCCGAAGCGCCCCTCGAGAATCTCGGGGCAAACTCCTAACCACGAACGGATGTATTTTCGGGCACACAAGATGAACTTGTGTACCCCCTCTTCTGCGGTGTCGTAAGACCCATACAAGAAGGGGGACAACCTTTCGTTGGTACTATAACACTGCGCCTCGCACTCGAAGAATGAACGATAAGCAGCGGCCTTACGGTCGAAGCTCGTCGGTAGATCTTCAAGTTTGCGTAAGAACGAAACACTTGCGGCATCACGCCAATAGTGCTCGCTCGAGACGTAGTGATGTGGTTCCACTTGCTTCACAGCGAGTTGGTCCCACTCTCCGTAACGCACCAGTATTGCTACCGATAACGAGATAGGAGTGGCGAGGCCTTCACAAAGGGTGATGGCCGCATCTTGCACATAAGCAGGCAAAGACGCATTGGGCATGGTATTACTCCTCTTACATCAGGAAGGGGAGAACCCGGTCTTGAAGCTGTCCTTCACGAGGACAGACGCGGCGACGTTGAGCAGTTGCGAAACTGCTTCATTGACGTCAGTCGTTGGCATGCCGAGCGGGATTGCTCCCGACACCGTCAGCACGACCTTATCCGCAACCGAAGTTTTACCATCGGAACCAGTGACGAGGGTGGGATAGTTCGCAGAGATGTCAACCCGGCGTGCAGTACCTTGGCCGTTGTTACGACTGGTCATTTGCACTGAGGGTTGATGTCCTGCTGCCGTCCCCA